TCATTAAAGACGATTACATCCTCACAATATCGATAACTAGGTTCAAGGTTAGCATTAAATATTGTTCTTTTATTAAAACTAAACATGTATAACGCACCATTCAACCAATTGTTTTGGAAGACTTGGGCAAATATTCCTCTACACGCAGCAAAGTTCATTGTAAACCTTGTCTTCCATTCTAAGAATAACCTTGCGTCATCACCATATTGTGCCAAATATGTTTTATTTAATAAACAATAACACCCATTGACCATTCTGTCTGCCGGTATAGAACATTGTCCAGGAGGAATAACCCCAACGTTACTTCCTGATCCACTATAACATTCTAATGGAACCATACCTTCACAAGTTAATGTATTTGTTAAACCTGAAATAAAAGGATCTTCATCTTTTTGTTCACCCGATGGTAAATCAAAACCAGCAGATATAATAGGTTCAGTTGGTGTACCGTCAATTTTATATACAGTAAAATTATTATTTTGGTGTAATGCATATCCGGTTCTATTCTGAACACCATTTTCAATTTCGGTTGAAGTTGGTAATCTATCACTCCTCATTACAATATTTGTACTTTCGAATGTGACAGGTGTAAGACCATATCGGTAATACGCTGGTGAATATAAAGCAGATATATTACCTCCTACGTTTACATCATTAAACCAACCATCTTGAGTATTATAATATTGTTCTTTTTGACAATCTTGGTCACATCCTTGCACTCCTGAATTTGTATATATGATTTTTGTTGGTGCTGAATTTAAATTCCAACCCAAGAATGCCCCACCACCAACATATTGAGTTGGTGCGGTTTGTTGTCTTGGTATAGTATAATTAGATGATGCGTCAACTTGATATAAATTACCATTTCCTAACGGACCTATAGTTATTTGTGAAGTAGTCTGCCAAGTTGGTAGTACTGGTGTATAAGAATCAACATTGGAAACGTTAGTATCGTCAGTGCATAAATAGAAATATGGTAGATTAGATGTGAATGCGGTAAATTTTGTCGTATCAGGCGTAAAAGCAAATGACGGAAAATACAAATTAGAAACATTATTTGTTGGGCTAACGTGACTTACAGGTTTATTACCTGATGCAAATGTACTATAACCTTGTATTGGTCTATTTAGATAATATGATCCTTCTACCGTCACATTTCCAAATGATGAAAACCCAAATATTTTTGATAAATCATACTTTATAGTTTGTTTAGGTGTGAATGGGTCGACACCTCTTACAAATATACAAACTTCATAAGCTTCATAACCCTGCATTAATGTTATTACATCATTTATAGTCCAACTACTAAATGCAGTTGCGTTTAAGGGAGGACAATCAGGTGTGAGTATACTCACATCGTGTCTTAAATACTGATTAGGAAAATACCCTGATGTTAGTTGATCAATACCTATAAACTCATTTACAGTAAGACCTGTTATTAGTTGGAAATACTCAATGTCGGTTGCAAACTGTAAGTAAGATTCTTCGACATTTGGGTTACCAACGACAGGTAATTGACTAACTTGTGGTAGATTAAGTACGATGTTTGCAGTTAAATTATTTTGTGGATTAGTAGGATCCGCATATTGTACTGATGCCGGTAATGAGTTCCCTGTCAGTGTTGTACCTGTTATTGAGTTAGTACCAAACTGATTAAGTGTTGCCCCTGTTAAGTTAATTAAACGATTCAAAGATTGAGCGTCAGTGTAATTTGGGTTTTGAAACGAACATACATTACCAATACCAATTTGTCCTGATGCGCCACCACCCATAAGTACAACAACTACTTGATCTGTAAATGGTTGTGATGGTGTTCCAGGGTTAACTAAAGTTTCTATTTGATTGACCGCACCTCCAAAATTGAAGTATTTATCCCTCGTATTAAAATCGTTTAATTGTTGTGGGAATGTCTTAGAAAGTGGGTAAGCAAAGAATCTTCTATCAGGTACAGTTCCTGGTACACCAAACGGTTTATCAGTCGCCCATAAAAATGGTTGTGGTGCGTGTAATAAATACTGTTCATTATCGTATAACCTATTTGGGTTAGTAGAGGATATTACGTCATACCCTGAAATTACTCTAGCTAAATCTAATGAGGCTTGTATGGCTAAATCCGAAGTAATATTTTCATCCGCAATTTCAGACGCAAATGTTTTAAACATCCCAGTAATATCATTACAATCAAATGGATTGTCGTCAGGACTATCAGGTGGTCCTGATAAGTTAGGGTGATCAATGATATATGATCCGGCAGAGTTTACAGGTGCTATAATACTTAAGGCAGGTACTAAAGTGTAATTGTAAAAACTACTTGATCCACCTTGAGCCGCCGCATCAATTTCATCATTAACACTATTAATGTCGAAATTATCATCCATCTCAGCATTTTTACAGTCACAATCACAACTAGTACAATCAGGGTAAGCAATCATCGGTAGTGATATTCTTGGAAACCCTTTTATTTTGATTGCAGCAATAGTTGCAAATGCGAAAAATGCCGCGGCCAATGCGAATTTAAATGCTGCAACAGCTATCAAGAAAATACCCGTAAATATCAACCGAATACCTTCCAATAACCATCCAACGTTAACGGATGGAAAACCAGCGTTAATTATACCAGCACCGGCACTGATTGCCGCAACACCATTTTGTATTGAGTTGAATAACGCGACTCCGGCTTCATAAGTCAGATAGATACTCAAAACAATCAATACGTATTTCAGTATTGGCCACATGAAAGAAATGAAATGGGCAACAAATAGTAGAACTAAAAGTGGGAATGTTAAAACGTTAATCAATATGTTAAACACAAAAAATATTGGGTCAAAGTTTCTAATTATATCGTTAACAGGAAAAGTATTGACTGTTGATTTACAAGTTCTATTGTCAATTTCTTTAATACCTAAATGTTTAGCTCTACCGAGACCATTCTTGTATCTATCTAAGAACATTGCAGTGGTATAAACCTTATTATATTTGAACTCGTAAAATGTGTCCTCACAATCTATTGCTTCTTGTGGATTAACATAATCGTCCCAATCCAAGCTGAAAGCATATGATTTCAAAAGGTTAAATAGATTTTCGGGGTAAACCTTAAATGTGAAATCTTGTGTAACGTTAGGGTTTACGGGTGTACCTACAATTTGAATTGTATCACCAACATTAAATGGTATTGAATTTTGGGATCCTGTATAAAGAACACCATTCAAATATATTTCATACGATGAGTTGTTAAGTGATGTTTCAAATGAGATCCCCACATCAAAACCAAATGATTGTATTTCTGTGGCACCTGTAATCAATGCTGGTTGGATTTGATAGGTATAGGATTGTGTTGCTTGATCAAATGGATCATCGTCAGAAGCGGACCAACCATATTCTTTAACATTTGGTATTAAGAAATTCGCTCTTTGGAAGTTATTTTGTAATCCTTCCTCATTCTGCCATTTTATTTTGAACCTGTATTTACCTTTAGTTGGTATACCTTTGCTTGGGTCATCTGATAAAACCTGTTCACCGAACTCGTTTGTGAATACATAATCTAAATTCATAGGTACATTCAGAACATATGTACCATCGGCATCAATAACTTTACCTCCTTGTTCAACCTGATATACCTCTAATATAGGTAACCCTAGATCGTCTGAATTGATTGTTTGTCGAATTGCTTGTATTTCACCAGGTCCAGCAACTAACTCACATAAATTACCCGTATTATTTTTTGGTTTACAACTAACTTTCAGAGCGTCGTCATCCGTTGTGGATAAAATTGAACCCATGAATATTGAGGTAGGTTGTATATTAATATTTGCTTGTTTAGTTAAGTCAAAATCAACTCTTGTGATACCAACCTGACACAATTCCTGATCACCCCAAAACGGAGCAACATCAACATCAAATACTAAGTTTTTAATTTGAGGTAACTCTCTCAAGTTTGTTGAGGTTTTAAACGTAGACCCATTAACTTGAGTTTCAGTTGCTAATCCTTGTTGTATTAAATCTTGTGGTGATAAAGAGAAACAACCAATATCGGATAAATCAACATCCATTACGATAGTTTGATTACCAATCGGAACTCCGAAAATCATAAAGTCACCACTATCATTTGTCGTTACAGTAAATCTATAGTATTTGTCGTAAACTTCAATGTAAGATTGGTCCATTAAAACATCAGCGACATTTGGAAAAGTACCTGTTGATTGATGTCCTTTATATGATGGTAGTTTAGGTAACAAATTATACCTATAACCTTCTTCGTTTGTGTCAGTTATAGTCCTATATGGATATAACTCAGAAATTACAGGGTCGAGCTCATCCGCATCATCCAAAGGGATAAAAACAGAAACCTTAGCGTTTGGTAATCCAAACCCATTATTAACAAAAACACGACCGACTACAACTCCGTAATCAGCACACATTCTTGAGTATAAATCGTTTGCAAGAATCTTTAAAGATAGTACTTCCAAAGATTCCCAATCTTGTTCTAAATTGACATTAATATATTTGTCAACACCGACTTCGGTTCTTATTCTATATGATTTGGGCATTAAAGATTTCGTTTTTTCATAAATAGTTTATTTCCTATTTTAGAAAAAATAATCTTATTTTGAGAAAAATAAATTACTATGAGAAGTTTACCGATTTTAAGTTCAATACCCTTACATTAATATCCTTATTTGGGTATCTAATTTGGTAAGTTTGTGTTGGTGTTGCAAACAAAGTATCTGCGGTTGGTTGTATTTGTCTTGTTACTGGATCTGAATATGGCATTGATGTTTGAGCCGAAGAATATTGACCCCCAACTTGATTGAAGAATAAAACATCAGAAACACTAACAATACCGTTTTCAGATTGGAGTATTCTTCTTAATTCGGAAATATTTACGTTTTGACCTAACTCTCTAACCAAAGGATTAAAGAACTCACTAACTAATTGGATTACTTTAGCAATAACCGCACCTTGATTTTGACTGTTATCTAATACAACATCCACAGTAACAGATAGATCTATAGTTTCTGCTGCTTCAATAGAAATGTAGTCATTTATCATTCGATAATTTGAAAGGTAGTTAGCGACATTCTGTTTTAAGGTATTTGAAACGACGTTTGTTAAACTACCACTTGTGTCGTAAGACAACATTTTAATTTTGATCTTATTATTTTCCTCTGTAATTGCAACCTTTGCGGGTGCCCCAAATTGAGAAGGCATTGTTCTAATGATAGAATTGTAATCATTTACGGTAACCGCTCTGTTTTGGGCTGCAAAGTTAAACGAAACCATGTTTCTAACGTCATCGGTTGTTGGTAAATTAGCACCTCCAATAGCTGCAGTTACGTTATTACATTGTAAACTATTAATAACACTTCGGTTAACAGAATCCGATGGACCATTAACCGCAAATGATACAGTACCAATTTGATTAATAGTATTAATACCTAAATTACTTGATAATCCACCACCAATTCTATATTGAACGAATAGAGTTGTGTTTGGTGTTAAAGCGGCTCCCATTGCAAAGTTATTAGTATATCTACTTAAATCAAAACCTTTACCATCACGAGCGAATTCTCTTAATTGTTGTTCAGCCGATATGTTACCGCCACCGAATGTCATCTTACAGAAACCTTCAGGTGTATATTCGCTGATGAATTTATTTGATGTCGTAATGTATCTACCAACTTTAATACCGGGTTGATCCGATACTTTAGTTGGGTCTTCAATGAAAACTCTATCTTGTACCAATGCATCAACTTCAAACCATCTCTCAGGTCCTACAGTGATAAAATCTTGTGGTTGAGGTATTGTTGAGTATTGAGTACCAGATTTAAGTAGAACACTTGTAATACCCAAAACATTCTTTTCAGGTAAAAATAATTCTAAATAAGGTCTAGCATCATTAGCTGTTATTACTCTCTTATAAACTTTTGTAATACCATTAACAACAACTTCTCGTTTAACAATCGTGTAATTAATAAGTTTACCACTTGAGTCAAAGTTTGGTATTTTAACTCCT